GACAATACATCATGTCGCTAATTCACAAAGATGCAATTCATGCCACGTGATGTTCTACGATCCAAGAAACGCGGATCAGGCTCGAAAAGTACTCAAGGGAAAGAAAACACAAGAATAAATGAAGATAAAAGACATCACACCTGATTGGCTGAAAGAAGTGTGGCTTTGGAGAATTCCCATTGAATTCGACGATGACAAGCTTACTGACCAGGCTATTCAGTTCTACATTGATTCTGCAATAAGTAGAGCAGAGATGCTCTTAGACATCTCAATACGTCCCAAAACTATTGAGAATGAGACCTATGACTATAGAGTTGAAGAGTGGATGGGCGGATACGGTTATGTTCAACTGAATACCCGCCCCGCCATTGAAGTTACTGCACTAGAACTAAATGTTATTACGTCAATCATCACTATTCCGACGGAGTGGATTCAGCTCAAGAAGAAATCTGCTCAAATAAATCTCATTCCCTATTACGGAATGTTAGCAAGTGCAGGCATAGGAAATCAGATGTTGTTATTCATGCCTTTGATGTCTAGCACCTCTTACATCCCTCAGATTTTGAGGGTTTCGTATACAGGCGGTATTGCAGAGAATGAAGAAGCTCCTGACCTGCTCGCGCAGCTTATCTCTATGAATGCGACAATTGGGGTGCTCAATGTTCTTGGAGAAATTGCTCTCGGTGGTCAGGCTGCTTTGGCAGGCTATTCGATTGGAATTGATGGATTATCCCAGTCGGTTAGCACAACGGCTTCGGCTGAAAATGCGGCGTATGGAGGCAGGATTCGACAGATGGAGAGGGAAATGACAGAAGTCGTGAAGACTCTCCGACAATACTATTATGGATTGTCTTTGGTTGCCTGCTAATGGCTCTCAATAGGGGCATAGCCAAGGGCGCCGCTCGTGTACATTTCAATCCTATCAAGATTGACTATAACACGACCGCTGCTATTGGTCTTATACAGCAGTATGGAAGTAGATTCGACTGGTATCAGGCTCTAGTTTGCCCATGCACGCTGACACCTCAGCAGAATGAATTGAAGTTCCGCCAGTTAGCATGCGGACTCTGTAACGGTACTGGCTGGACCTATGTTTTCACGAAGGAAATAAGGGCAGTTCCATCTTCAAATAGAAGAGAAGAACAAACATTGACGTATAGAGTGGCTCAGCCGGGCATAATGAGCAACATTTTCGTTAATTTAACATGTGAGCCCGAATACAAAGTAAACATTCGAGATAGAATGGTTTTCAAGGAATCTGTAACGTTTAGAAGCGAGGCTCTCATTTATGACCCTACGAAGACCGTGTATAAAACTACATGGCCAATTGTGGAGCTAATGCAAGTCCTTGATGAGGATGGAAAATCATACGATTGCACCAACCTCAATGTTGATGATAGAGCCGTCGATTCGAATACAGCAGGTGAAGTGGTGTGGAATGAGGGTAAATGTAACCCTCCAGTTGGTAAGGGATTCAGTGTCCTCTATACCTTCTTCCCTAGCTACATTGTAATAACAGCGGCTCATGAAATCCGCGGAACAGTGGCTGGAAAATCTGCCGATAAGGGCGGAGTTCAGGCTTTTGAAGATCTACCACGGCTTTTTACTGCAAAACTTGAAATCCCGGATAGTTATCTATTCGGCTAATGGAGATAAAGATGGAAAATAGAAGGATTATGCCGCCTCTCTACAAGGGCGAACATTCACCAAAGCTCACGGCAGCCTTACAAGACCGGGGTGCTGGCCCAAAGGCGAGCAAGACTAATCCCTTCGCTCTCCATTCCGATCCAGATAAAACTGAAGATTTACTAGATTCTTCCGCTAATACTAAAAGAAAAGAAAGACAAAAGAAAGCAAAGGATGCTACTATGAACAGATCTTACACAGCCGATGAAATGACGGTCGCTACATTACTCAAGGGGCATCCACAGGCTCAAGAGATTCTTGACCAGCTCCTAAAGGGCAAGAAAAAGAATGAGTCAGGTGAAGAGTTCCAGGATGGCTCCGAAGATACCATCGGCGGTGAAGGTCATGCTGCCGTAGCTCGTCCAGACTCTATCAAGCACGAGGGAAAGCCATCAGGTATTGGCCCTAACAATCCCGGCACTGGCACCAAGAAAGCCTCTCACGAAGAGGGTGATCTCCAGAAATCAGAAGAGGTTGAGGAAGAGGGTGACATTGAAAAATCTGACAACTTGGCTGATAATCTTCCTGATGAATTCGAAGACGAGATGGAGGATGATGATACCATTCCGCCTGAAAAGAATGCTAAGAAATCGTGGACTCCTGATGAGCTAACCCTCGGTCATCTCCTAAAGACAATGGGTCCAGAGAGACTTGAAGAAATGCTGAAGGCTGTTATCCCAAAGTATACAGAGCCAGGTGCTCTTTCTTCAAAGAAGACCCTAGAATCAGATGCAGCTAAAAATAATCCCTTGACTAACCGCAAGGTGAATACCGAGGCTCTTGCTGCTCTCAAGAATAAACTTGGAACCGGTGGTGCTGAAAAGTCCGAAGGTGAAGATAACGATTTAGAAAAATCTGAAAATAATGAAGAGGGTACAGACATGAGTCAAGATTGGTCATTGGACTTCTCAAAGTCTATTCTAACGAACATGGGCCTCGAAAAAGGCTCTCCATCAGTCTCCAAGAAGGTTGCAGGCGGCAAGGCTACTCAGATCAGCTATAGCTCAAAGCCTGAAACTCGCTTCAAGCACCCTAAGCAGAAGACTGGGGAAACTCGCTATGAACATAACGTCAAAGAAGGCACTGTCACTAAGAAGGAAGCCACTGGCGAAAAGGGCAAGTTCAAAGAAGGCAAGGCTATTGATGTTTCTGATGAGAAGAAGTTGAAGAATGCCTCTGAGGGCGGATTCGACCTCCATAAGGCTCTCGATTCGATTCTCGAAAAAAAAACTCGGAGCTAACTAAAGGCCGACCTGGTAAGAACAAGCCGGCTTCTGGTGGTAGAAAAGTAAGCGAATCTGACGATGAACTCGTAGTCCCAGATTCAAAGCACGTCCAGACCATGAGCAATCCTGGTCCGACCGAAAAAGAGCATTATGACCGAACTAAGGCGGGCTCCCAGAGGAATCTTGATAGGCTAGCTACTAGTAAAGATCCTCATGATAGAAAAGCCGCTGAAAAGGGACGAAAGAGACATGATGACTAGACAGATCATAGACGAGCTCCTCAATAAAGCCATAACACGTCCCGTAGGCAAAATGTCAAATGCTGAAGTTGACAAATACCTACGTCGTAAAGATAGAGAAAATGATTCAATCGAGGCTCCCGCTTCAGTTCCAAAAATGTCTTCTGAAGAAGGAAAAGTTCGCTCTCTTGATGAGAAACGAGCCATAAAGCTAGAACGCCAGGGGAAGTCATCGATTGACGATTTGCTCAAAGAAGTTTCAGTAAAAAGACAAGGCTATACTTCTATAGACAAACGACATCATGCCGATGATGAAACCGATTATGAGGAATCTGCTCAACATCACTTATCAGATAAGCAGAAACAACAATCATACGGACGCACCGGTGCAATCAAGACGAATGAGATAAAAAAAGAAAAAGAGAAGGCAAAACATCGTAGTAGCACTACGGCTCCTAAGAGTGGTCACACAGAAGAAGGAAAGAGAATAATCTCAGATTATAAAGCAGGCCAAGCAAAGAAGGTCCGCGAAGGTAGTAAAAAGAAAGCTGAAAGAGAGGCTAACCCTCCAGTGAATGCTACAAATACATGGTTTGGTCTTTCAGTCGATGAGGATGGAAATGACCTTGTAAAATCTATAGATGCTTTGATGGAAAAAGCTAAAATTGATAAGCTTGTTGACCAGTTCAGCTTCGAGGGTGATAAAGGTCACGAGACTGGAGACTATGTAAAAAGACAGATAAGATCCGGCCGTAAGAGAACTGCCGACAGTGATCCTCTAACGACCCCCATCTCACAGCGTTATGGAAGAGGCGACGATAATAAATACGATAAGTCTCTGACCGAATCTATGGATGCTCTTCTAGAG